CATTTTTTCTAGTGCTTCGGGCGTAATATCTGGATCTGGCGTCCAGTGTTTTTTGCCCTCGATATTATATAAAACGTCTGCATTAAACATAGTGCTACCCTTATTTGTTATACTACTACTATAACATATTTAAACGATTTGTCAACCGAAAAATAGGAGGGCTACCTTAGATAACCCTCCTATTGTATTAAGCCTCTTGTGCGGCTTTAATATACTTTCCGTAACGATCGTGGAATTCATCAAAGCATTCCACTTCGTCCGGATCAATGGGCAATGAGTATTGTGTTAGTGCAAGTTTAATACCCATGACAACTAACTCAGTATCAAAGTTATCCATTGCAAAGCGTAGGAAGTTGTTGACTTTGTCATCAAACTTTTTATCATTTTTGTCTGATGCTTCTTTCAACTCGTAGCAAAGAGAAACAGTAAGGGAATACATAGCACTGATTTCTTTAGTCTGTAACTCTTTAACCTTACCTACTAAAATATCAGTTGGATTAGGCATCGACGCTGCTACCTTGCGATGCGCCATGAACTTGACAGCCAAACCTTCACCAACTGAACCACTCACTAAATCCATAGTGGTGTTTTCGTCGTCATCATCTTCAAGCAGTTCAGAAACAAATGACCATGAACGAGGCGTTGCAAATGAACGGCTTGGTGACTTTGGATCGAAATCGTATAAATCTTTCTTGCTAAATTGCAAGTAACCTACAACATCTTTGTGGATGCGATTAATAACAGCCCACTGGAACCAGTCATCAAAATCAACTGCCATTTCCAAATGGACGAAACGGTTAGCCAACGGAGCAGGCATACGATATGTAACACCTTTGTCTGCTTCGCGGTTACCTGCCGCAACAATAAGAACATTGTCAGGCAGTTTGTACTGTCCTACACGACGATTAAGAATGAGCTGGTATGCTGCCGCTTGTACTGCTGGCGCTGCCGAGTTCATTTCGTCTAAGAACAAAATAATGTTTTTATATTTGCTTGCAGTTTCTTCGTCTGGAAGTTCTGCAGGTGCCGCCCAAACCATTTTGTTATCGTTGGCAGCATAATAAGGAATACCTTTAATGTCTGTAGGTTCCCAAAGTGAAAGTCGAATGTCAACAACATGAGCTTCCATTGATTCACCGATTTGGTGAATAATGTCTGACTTACCAATACCTGGAGGTCCCCACAGGAACAGTGGACGCTTTTTCTTAAAAGCTCGTGTAATTGATTTTTTTGCGCCGTTTGGCGTAACTGTACGTAGTGCTACGTTTTCCATTTGTATTACCCTTCTTAGTCATCAGTGCTTAATTTCTAACTATACATATATAATAGCATCATTAGAGCAAATGTCAACCACTTTTTTTAGATAATTTTAAATTTCCGGAAATAGTAATACGATAATCATTACTTTCATAGTAAGGATATACTTGGTGATGTAGTTCGGCAGGAAATAGTGCTATTCTACTTTGCCATGATCTATCAACCGGTAATACTTGAGATGTTAGTTTGCCTAAGCAATCTGTATAAACAAATTCAAATGTTCCTACTCTATGATCTTCTGACTCTGTTATTTTGTCTTGTTTTAAAGTGTAAGGAATATCAACCCAAATAACAAAACTGTATAATCCGCTGTGTTGGTGTAAAGGAACAAATCCGCTAGGTTTTTGGAAGTTTACCCAAATCCTTTCAAAGTCAAAATCTGGAGAGTTAGCAGGTATTTCTGTAGTAAAATTATACATACGAGCAAGATAGTTATACTTTGCTTCGTGTATACCAACAAGTTCTATAACTTTCTTTTTAATAATATCTTCACTTAGAGGTAGTTTATGATACTCTATATCTCCTACAACACTCCGTTGGAAGTTTACAAGAACATCGCCAACTAGCTCGTCTTGCTTGATTTTTTGTCGTATGTTTTCTATATCTTTTTTGATCGTTTGAAAACTAAACTGATCAAAATGACTTATAAGAGATTTACAATCTTCAATGTAATTAATCATTCTTCGACCGTGTCATTGCTTTTGTTAATCCATATTTGCGTAAGTCACCAGCAAACAATGTTAACTCTACTGCCTTCTTTTCATTTAATACAGTAATACTTCTGTTAGTTAAGTAATAAGGACAATCAATAAATTGATCTAAAAAAATTATAACCTGTGTAGTAAGAGGCATTTCTTTTGGATAAGGTATGTCATAGGTTGCAAGTCCTATTTCTCTAACAGTATCCATTCCGGTTTCAGTAAGTCTAAGCCCGCCTACTTTTTTATCTCTAGTGTTTTGCCACCACAAAGGCATAACTTCTTTGACTGCAAGCTCATTATAACTCTTGCCTAGTTCTTTTAAGAATAGTTTGGTGTATGTTTCTTTCCAGCTCACGGATATTATTCAGTCTCACGTTCACCCGATGTCAATTTAAACACTGCAAAATCGTTACATTTAAACATTTCATTTAACTTCTTTGCAAGGTTATGTGCATGACCTGGATTAGAGAATGATACCTTTTTATATTTTGGACCAGGATAGTTAGTAAGAACATTAGAGCTCTTAAGATTGAAAGGTTGGTCCTTGTAAAATACTGCCCAAATGCCCTCGGCTTGTAATACTTGTTCGCTTCTATAGGTTTTGTTATTTGTAAATTCCAATAACACATTTGGCTTTGGCCTACTCATATGCGTAATTCCTTTATTATATACGCATATATTTATCTCTTTTAAGTTATCTACGTAGTTAAATCACCGCCGTCTAGCTGAACTTGTATTACTTCGTCTTCGGCTTTACGAGCATATTCTTGTACAAACTTTTCTAAATCTCCGTTTAGTCTAGACATAACAATGCCTAATGTGTAAGCAAGATTTCTTGCTTGTACAATATCAATTCTTAATTCTTTAGCACGGGCATTATCTGCATTTTTTACAGCCTGCAAAAACAGTTGTATCGGAGCAGTATTAAGCGGATCTGTTTGCACGGCTTAACTCCTGTTTCATTTCTAGTTCAGTTTTAAACGGACCTTTGTATTCGTATCTTTCAACTGTGATAAGTTTTGGACAAAAACTTTTGACCCAGCCTTTGTCAAAATGAATAATATAATATCCTGCACAGTAGAGGCTTTTTGATTTGATACTTTTTGTAAACAGTGGCAATTTACGTTTTACATCAAACATAGCATTGTAAGGAGTACAACTTGTCGGAAAATTACTTACAACCTTTTCTGACGTATCATCAGGAATTTTAATTTCAGCTTGCGCTTCAAAAACAAAACTACCTAGCTTTTTCTTTAATTGACGTTCATTGTCATAAAAATGTACACCGTTGCTGTCACTTAGCATATATCGATCATCTGACCAACTAAGTGTTCCAACACGGGTTTCACCGTCTTCTACAATCCAATATTTGTCTTTCAAGATAGTTTTTGCTTTCAATGTCATACAGGGTACCTCGCTTGTAATGGTTCTGAAAAAGATTGTGCTTGATCTGCAATACGTTGCATATCCCACTTAGCACAAAATTTCATTAGACGCATGCCGACTTGACTAATGTCTTTTGGAGTCATATGTTCGGCAACCGTACTATTAATTATCTCTTTAATATCGTCTGGTTGTGCAGACAAATCACAAAGAGTAACATTACGATTGTAGTCGTCTAGTACACGATGTTCTTCACCGTTATGATCTACCCAACGCTGTAGCATCATATTATTCCAGTTAAAGCCTTTGTTGTCTTTGTCAGCAAATGCTTCTAACAAACCTACTTTGTTCTTTGTGCCTTTCTTGCGCACACCAGGGTAGGCACTAAAAACATTGTCGCTAGTGTCGCCACGCATACACTTTTCAAACAACATAAACGCAGGATCAGGAGCAGGCTTAGGTTCACCTGTTTTCTTGTCTACAACAGGTTTACCTTTATCATCAAAGTAACCTTCGTGTGTAATTGTAACATTTTGTATACCGTTATATTGACGTACATTAGGCGCAATAAGTTGTGCAAAGTCACCGTCAGTCGAAATAATAACGTGATCGTCGTTAGGATGATTCTGTACCCAACCTGCAATAAGATCATCTGCTTCTAGTTGCGGATGACGCATAACGGTGCAGTTAGTTTTTGTATCAATAAAGTCTTTGAACTCGTCAAAGATTTCCCAAAACACTGTATCTTCTTCTGCTTCGCGTGGAGTAAGTGCATCACGTGCCTCTTGCCTGTTGCGCTTGTAAGGCTCGTAATAATCTTTGCGCCAACTACGTCCTTCTAAACAAAATACAACATGAGTGCCGTTAAAGTCTTTCCAAGCCTTTTTAATACTGTTAAGAGTGATATGCATTGCCATGCCTACTTTCGTATCGATATCGCCACGTACAACGTGACGAGCTCTAAAGAAAGTATTAGCAGTGTCTACTAGTATGTAAGTCATTCAATAAGCCTATAATGTTAGTTACAATATACATTATTACATATATGTTGCAACTTGTCAACCATTAAGATACTTCACTTTTACCTTTGTCAATCGGAACAACATTAATGTAACCTGCATTTCTATCAGTGTCCATTCCTTCTTCTTCGAGCATTTGCATAACAATAGTTCTAAACCAAGCATCAACAATCTGTTCGTTTGTTTCACCCGAATAACCTGCATCGAGTAATTGTTCTATAAACTCGTTGTTCCAATCAAGCTCAAAGAATCCGTTACGAATATTATCTGGATTTACTTGAGTATCGAGTACAGCAACCCAAGGCTTACCTTTTGCAGTGGCCGCTTCCTTTTCCTTCTCAAGTGCTTCTCGACGAAGTTGTTCAGCAGTTTTTACTTCTTCTGTAGCTTGCTCTAGTTTTTTATCTCTTACGAGTTTATTCCACCAACCCATTATTTTTCCTCCTTTAAGTACTCCACACTTTGTGTCATACGTGTTATTGAAAAATACTTAGGATCATTATAGGTATGTGTACCTTCTGCTCTTAGATCGATATACATACCTTCTTTTTGTAAAACAGCCCAAAGAGCATTTAAATCTTTCAACTGCTTTTTAAAATCATTAACAAGTTTAGTTACTTTTGGGTCCTTCATAGCTGTTTCCTTATTTTCTCATATTGTTTTTCAGTAATTTTTTTTGCTTGTAAAACTTCAAGATCTTCTTTACTAAGTCCCCCAGGCATTCCCGAATAATGATATGTGGAGTCTGGGTGTAAATCGCCATCCTCGTTGCATACAGGCTTCCGCCACGTCTTTAACATTGAGGTTATATTCTTCCGAACGTCCGCCAAGCGGCATAAGATATACTGGACACTCGATGCCTCGTTCACGATATGCTTCGACAGCTCTAGTAACTTCTTCAAAGTCGTCAGCAGTAGCGACAACAAACTTGAAGTAAATGTCACTGCCGTCAACAAGGCTATACTCACGAGCGACATCAGGCAATATAGCAGTATCCCAAGGTTCTCCGCTAACACTAAGTTTTGGGGAACAAGACCACGTGACTGTAAATCTGTCTTGATTGTTGAGATATTCGTAGAAATCATCGTGTAGATGTTGTGTAGTGTTTGTTTCAAATGTAACATTTTTTAAGTCCTGCATACGTGGATGTTCGAACAAATCAATGTAGAGCTTTTGCCACGCTAACAAAGGCTCGCCACCGGTCATGATCAAATGTATGTCTTGCCCGTTGTCCTGCGTCCACTTACCTTCTGGAGTAAGCGACAACAAATGTTCAACTACTTCATCTACTTCTGCAAGTTTATTGAAGTCTTTGAATTCTGGATAGATACTTGCATACGTATCACAGCCTGTGTGAATGATAGGCAAGTCTTCAAATTTTTCTGTAGTTAGGTGTACACCTGCATCTAGCAATGCTTTTACTTCTGCATTATAACGCTGACCTTCTTTATGTTGTTCCCAGCGATCTTTTTTAGTATCTACACCAAAATTCATGCAACGAAAGTTACAACCAAATGTACGTAGGAATACACTAGGTACTCCTACAAACTTGCCTTCGCCTTGTACACTATAAAATGCTTCTGAATAACGTAACTTCATCTTAACACGCAAATTCCTGTTGTAGTTTAATATTATCAAAGAACTCTTTCTTTGTACCTGGGTCGTTCTTAAATGCACCTTTTAGTACAGTTGTTTGTGTAAGACTGCTATGTGCCATAATACCGCGGTTCTCACAACAACCGTGTGTTGCTTGAATATAAACACCTAAGTGATCTGCACCTGTTGCTTTTTGAATCTCACGTGCAATATCGTTAGCAAGTTCTTCCTGTAGAGTACCACGTCTAGCACACCACTGTGCAATACGTGTGTATTTGCTAAGTCCAATTAGTTTAGCACTTGCGATAATGCCAATGTATGCTACGCCTGTTACTGGTTGGTGATGATGTGAACATACACTTTTAAGTTCACTTCGTACAACTAGCATACCTTCATAACGATCATCTTCATGATTAGGAAATGCTGTTGCTGGCGGAACAGGATCATAACGTCCGCTCATTAATTCATTAAAGTACATTTTAGCAAGGCGTCTTGCTGTACCTTGTGAGTTAGGATCGTTATGCCGATCAATTAGTAGTGTGTCTAGTACACCTTCAAATGCAACAGTTGCTTCTTCGATAAGTTCTTCCTTATCGCCTTTCTGTAGTACTTCTGAAATGTTGTCGCCAGCCCAATAGCGAATGTTTGCATCTTGCAAACGGGCTTTAATTTGTTCTGCTTTGCTCATTTAGTTCTCCGAGTTATAGACGAGGATGTCTATTGTTTTATTATATACTTTATTTAGGTTTTTGTCAAGCAAAATGTTTATCAAGCATTTCTAATCTGTCAGTAGCAGAAGCCATTTTATCCAATTCTTCTTGGATAGCTTCTACAATATCACTGTGTTCACCAATACCAACACTATGATTCATATATACCATAATGTTTGTTTTTGCTCTTTCAAGCTCTCCTTCGGCATGCATCCGTGCTGCCTTAACTAGTTGTTCTTGCATTTTCTTTTTCCTTTTGTTTTGCTTCGTACTGTGCTTTTTTTTCGAGGTACTGCTCCTCAGTTAGTGCATGCCAACCTATGCATTTTCCAGTTGGTGATCTTCCACAACCGCAACTCATACAAATTCCTCCTCAATATATCTTTTTAATTCGTGATCGCCTACGTTTTCCGGTAGTTCTTTTTTATAAAATAAACGATAACTATCACTACCGTATTTTCCAATGCCGTATAAATCTGTAGCATCTTCCCCGTCCCAGTCGCCAAACTGTTCACTCATTCGATACAGTCTTTCTGCTCGAACTCGTTTCATTCCTAACGGTGCAATTACTTCTTCAATCTCGTCTCTTGTTGCATGAAGTAATGCAGTGTGCGTTGGCCACTTAGAAAAGAAAACAGGTAGAACAGCCTTTACTTGTTTTCTGCCTGTTTGATTTAAACACATGACACCTACCATATGTTGCCAAACATTTTCAACTTGCTGTTGGACCATTAAATCATCACGCATATGCACCAACATTCTCCCAAGGATAAACTAACCAAACATCTTCTTCTGCTTTATTAACTTCATGCACAGAATAATTCACTCCATCAAATTCACTTGATAAGTTTTCAGTTATTACGGCAAAGCGAACATTTTTGCCCCAAATTCCTTTCCATCGGTTTTCATTTGGTAAACAACTTGATTGCCAATCTTGTTTAATCCAGTTAAATGTAGCACCTGTATCATTAATGTCATCTACAATAAGAATATTTTTTGGAGAAATTGGAATATTAACAATTGGTTCACCTGCACTTGCAAGTATATCTTCGTTGTGCTTATTTAATTTCCAATGCTCATAGCCAAACGCATCTTCGCTCATCCAGCAGTTACTTTCTAATTGGCTATCATCGTCACGCAAACTAACCTTTAATGCTTCACAACGAATGTTTAACATATTGCTTAGGATAGTTGCAGGTACATTGCCACCTCTTGTAATACCTACAATGTAATCAGGCTTCCAATTATCATTGTACATCTGTAGTGCGATATTAAGGCAAGCATGTTCAATGTCTGCCCAATTATAATAATGTTTTTTAATCATTTCTTTTTCCACTCGTCCATACTTGTTCTAATTTCGCTACCTTGAGTATCTTCTGCAATTAATCTTGCCATACTTTGGATATCATCTAGTATTGCTTTAGCATGTTCTTTGTCGTATTCTTTACCACTTAGTTCGCTGTATTGATTGCGAATACGATGCAGTTCGATTGCTTTATCTTTCATTACATTAAGACGTTCGATGAGTTCTTCTATTGTGTGTAACATTTACTCTCCGTACTTTAAAACACATGTGTATCTATTTCCATTCCTAAAACCAGTTGCTGAATGTGGAATATCTCCTGCAAAAAGAACAAGTCTATTAGGAATAGGTGCTATACCTAAAATTACAGGCATGTTATCTGTTTCTTCAAATGTAATGCCTGGCATCTTTGTTGTTGCATTGTCTAAAATAAACTTTGTTTCCCCTCCGTCATTGATTTGCCATTCTAAATTAGGATAGTACATAAGTGTCCATTTGCTATCATCTTGGTGATAGTACGCATTTTGCGCAGGACTAAACAAATTTACATAACTTCGTTGTAATTTAAGACCTTTAAGACACTCAAACTTCTCTGCTACCTTTGATAAGAGGTCAAATCCTAAAGACTTAGAATAATCTGCAACCATACCAACTGGGGGCGTAGTAGGAGTGTCTTTTTCTCCTACTATGTAACCTAAATCAGGAAGTTCTGAATTTATCAATTCAACTTCACTGCGTTTCAATACATTATCGATTGTTTGTATTACACCATCATAATACGAAGTTCGTCTTATTTTCATACTGTGTCTTTCTAAAAAGGTATGTCGTCGTCGAAACCTTGTTCTTTCATTTTGCCTTTATAATCTTGTATAGTCATATCATACACTGATTTAAAGTTTCTCCAAACTTTTTCTAATGCAGGGTACTCTTTACACATGTTTTCTATTTGTTTTATAGATAAAGTATCAAATACCCCAATACCTCTTGAAGTTGTAATGATATGATCAATATCTATAGTGTCGCTATCACTAATAATATTACTTAGATCTAATGTACTAATACTACTGTCAATATCATATGTAAATGTAGTATCGTTGTCGTAGGTCGAATCTAACGTGATTGTTATATCGCCGCCAGCAAAAATGTCTTCGTCATTACCCATTCGAAATAGTCCTGTAAAGTTCCTTGCCGTCAAAAAACTCTTTGTTTAGTTTTGTAACTTGTTTTGACATACTAACCAAGTAGTCATCATAGTTTTCCATATAGTCAATAATTTTATTCATTACTTCTCCTCTATACTTGTTGTAGGAAAAATAATCTTCTGTCCACTCGCTAGGATATTTAAACTCTGGCAGTGCCATTTCACTGTAACTTAGTCTATCAGGTACCATAGGAATAGCATCTACAAGTGCGCCTTCGTACCAACTAATACCCAATGTTTCTTGTAAGTTAGCACTAAAAACTAATTTTGCTTCGCCTAGCAAGTTGTGATATTCGTTTTTAGTTAGTTGCTGTTCCTGACATACAACAAACTCATACTGAGGAAGATGTTCTTTTAAATCACGGAAAATATCAACTTGTTTTTCTGGAGCAATACGATGTGGGAAAAGAATAAGGTTACGTTTCGGCATACCTTTATAACTGTCTAAACTGTTACGTAGATATTCCATAGGCCAGCCTACACGATGAGTTTTGTCTTCGTCTATGTCAAGACTTTCTGCAAACAAGTCTATATGAAAGTCTGTTGCAAAAAAGTTATCATCATAGCATTCATACATACTTTGTTCTGCGTGACGCACCCAAGGCTTGTCACCAATTAGTCTGCCCAAGAAATCTTGTGGGTCATAACTACCAGCATGCCACAAGCCACCAATGCTAACATCAACACCCAATAGCTCTGCCATGTAACGTAGTTGTATAACTGTAGGATTCCAGGCATCGGTATAGAGAAAATAATCGCCATCCTTGACTTTACCATTGCAGAACATCTCTCCTATTGTTTCAAGTTGTTTGCTCTTATAAACATTAGTACCGCCGAAATTAAGAAACGCCCCAGGCGTTGTAGCCTGAGGTGTTTCCCCTCCACTAATTGTTACTACTTTTTCATTTGTAGCTCGTTGCAGTTGTGTTGGAAGATGTTCTTTCCATTGCTTAGTATAGCGTGTGTCAACTGCTTCGATGTCTACAATATAGATAGTCATTAGTTTCTCCGATTATTAAAATTCCTGCCTGCGTTGCGAGCTTTCATCCTAATATAATTACGCCACTTTTCGTAGGCAATCCAGTTAGGATCATCTTTTTTGTAAAGTGCAGCTTCGTTAAACACTTTACCTTCAAAACGACAATAATCACGATACGCATCAAGATCGTTGAACACCTTCTGATACGCTGCACGATTGAATTGGATAGTCATTTTTATTTTTTCCTTATACTTTCTTAGGGTTTGGATAAAAAATTGAGCAGCCGTTTTCGTTGTCTTCAGCGACACTAATCTCTACAAACCGGCCGGGGTATTTTGTAGAAATTTCATTGTACAAGTCATCTGCGATCATTTCACAGCTCTTGTGATTTAACTCTAGTACGCCTTCGACGTCATAGAGTCGTTGCATCCAGCGTTTAAACTGAATGAATTCAATATCGCGATCGTTATGAAATACTTCAATACGAACACGAAAATGAAAAATATGACGATGTGGGATACCAAGGAATGAAACATCATCCCAATCGCCAGTTGCTAGTTTAGGATCAGTATCTGCGCCTGGGTACATATGCACACCTTCTTTTGCAAAGGTTACCCAAATACTGCGTTCTGCTTTTCGCATTACATTTTCTTGTGCCATTTTAGCGTCTTCTTCTCTATTTCTACGCAACATATAATCGTGATAGCGTTCTTGTTCCATTGTCTTTATAGTATACTTTCACTTAATAACTTTGTCAAGGCCATACTTACTCCAATCTGTAAACTTTTCTCTGTCCATCAGATCGTGCAAACTATGACACCAGACGCCTGGGTTGGATGCCTTAAAGTCTTTATCATCAATCTTCAACATAGTGTTGTAGTTCCACAGTTTTGCGTAAGGCACCGGAACGCGAAGTTGTGGGATAAAATTATCATATTCAATTAAACCGCTTTCTAAAAATGCTTCAGCAAGTGCAATAGGAATATCAAGCGAACAAAGATATCCTTCTTTAAGAAACTCTGTAATCATATCTTCCCAAGGTGTCCATTGATCAGCATCTTCTGGAAAGTTTGCACCTGGATTAAAACTATGATTAGCACCAAAGAAAATGTGTTGACACTTGTGTTCATTGTACCAGTACAATATAGTTTCTATATCTTGCACACCATCAACAAACAATGTCTTCATTTTGTATGCAGGAGTCTTTTCAACTTCAAATCCTACAAACAAAGTGGGTGTACTTAGTACACCTTCGTCATAATCTCTTTTCATCCTTGTTGAGCCTTATGCTGTGCTATGCTTGCGGCTTTTGCAAGTTCTGAAAAACGATCTGCTGTTTCTCTTAGTTCAGAACCTAGATATGCATTTTTAGCATTTTCTGCATCTCGAGCCATGTTGTGTAGTAAAACAACCATATCTTGATCGGTAAGTGCTTTTCTTCCTTCGGGTAATGGCATTATCCTAATTCCTTTAATTCATGCTCTAGTCGATGTATTTCATCCTTGAGCCAAAGTTTTTGTGTTTTTTTGCGGTTAATGATTCCGTCATCTTCCCATTTATTATACAACAATTTTATTTCGTCGTCAAGTACTCTATGCTTACGATAAAGTTCTTGCAAGTGTGTAGCAATTTTATTGTGCTTCTCCGTGAAGTTGCTCATACTCTAAGTCCTCAAGTTTTTGTTCATCTAGAATTACTTCGTCATCGTCTTGCGGTTCTTCAACATCAAAAAGTTTTGCAAACATAGGTCTTGCGCTAACAAGTTTTTTGCCAGTATATCCTCTTGTTCCTCTTATGCTCATAAGGAACTTTTCATGTTGTTTAATAACTGCAATGCTTTCTTCTAATGTTGTCTTTGAGAATATTGCTTCCACAACATCTCTAAAAAATACCCTGTCAAATTGCTCTTGAACAAGCATTGCAGGAACTGTTCCTTTGTCGTATTGTCTATTTGCTTCTTGTACTGCATTTATATGACTCCAAACATTATGACCCATTTGGATCGCATACGAAAAACTATCCCATGATGTTTTTCCTTCTTTGCCAATCTTGTTCAAGTCTCCTGGAGCATAGTGGCAAATGTCTGATACTTTGAGTTCAGCGGTGATCGGTGAGTCTTCAAAGTTTTTAAATATCCCATCTGATACAGTAGCGTCTCTAAACAAACGGTTGTCTGTAGCATACTTTTTATCGTCAACTGACGGCACCATTCGATATGTCCATTTCGAACGATCCTTTGTTTCATTCTGTATGTATACTTGTCCATTTGCAGTGGCAAGAAAAGGACTAGCACAATCAAAAGTAATAGTAAAGTTTTCATTGTAATATTTTCTTACTGCACGTTGAATATCTGTTAACAAAAGAGCCCACTCTAGTTTACTTGTACCCAAGAAGTGCATAACATCGTGTATGCCTTTTTGTAGCAAGCCGTCGTAGTGTAGTGTAACAATACGTCTTAGTGCAAGTTCTAGATCACACATGTTCTGACCGCCCATTGACCAGCCGTTAAAGTGATTGTCTGGATACTTTGCAGGGTCACAAAAGTCTTTCATTTGCTCGTACCAGTCATCTGCTTCAGCGTGATTCTCGCCTTGTAGTACGTTTAAGAACTTACAAGCACCTGTACGATGTTTCATCCAATATTCATTGTTAATACGTGTTGCTTTAACTGCTTCTTGGTAAGTTGAAATACCTGTTGCTTCTGCACCTTCTGGTGATCTTGCCACCCAGGCAGGAATATCAAGAATCATTCCATAGTCCATATAAGCATCCATCCAACGCAACACACCGTCACGTTTCTTTTGCGCCTTAGGACAATTAGGATCTTTCCAATCACCTTCCCAAACACCCTTACCAATCTGGAATCCACCCGAGTCACCTAGTAACCAAGTGTTTTGTCTATCTCTGTTACGCACCATGTCTTCTTTGGGAACATGCTTGGCTGTATCTAAGTCTGCGTGTCCTGCTGAGTACAATGTCCACTTATATTTAAAAGCACCTTCTTTATTATTAAGATAGTTTAGACTTTCAACACCATTCGCAAAGTTACTAGGAATACGCGACTTGTCTACATACTCATCATAACGCTGTTTACCTACGTAAGTGGCATAGAAGCCACTCAACGCAGGAAGAAAAACAGCATAGTCATTTTGTGTTGCGGTTAAGTCTCTATTCATTCTTTACTTACTCTGTGCTGGCAGGATATAGTCGTACTTGGCCATACCGCTATCTACAGTGATCTGCATTGCACCTTGATCTGAAATGCTCATAGTAAGTTCATTACCATCTAAGTTAAGAATGCTTTGCACTTCATTAATTGGCCAACTCCATGTGTGCTGTAATGCACCGTTAATTCCGTGTTCAAAAACAAACTCGCCTGCGTGTGTACTTTGATCACCGAAACTAAACACTAAGTTACCGTCTACAGTTTTAACAGCAAATGTTGTTTCTTCACTGTGTGCTGCTGCCATTAATTTTAAACGTGCAATAGCAGTTGCGCTCGGCTTAAATGTAACATTCCATGCTGCACCTTTAAACTTAACTGTTTTAAGTTTCTCTTCGATGATTGCTTTGTTCATAAAGCGATAATCATTTTGGAAGTCGCCTGCTTCGTTTTCAAAGTGAATATGAACTGGTACTGTTTCACCGTTACGTTCTGCTTTTACAACATCAATTTTTGCATTTGCTTTGTACTCTGGATTGTTCAAATGCATTTTTAGTTTGTCTAAGTTTGGCATACCAAAAGTACTGCCGTTAAACTCAGCAACAGGTGCGTTTGTACTACCTTGCATAATAACACTACGATCTTCTGCCATTGAGTCGATAGTAGTGCCTTCTTCGTTGCTAACTTTAACTAGATTAAGAAAGCCTAGCGAGTGTGTGTGAGCAACGATGTCTTGTAAAATGTCTTTCATACTGTTTCTCCATTAGTAAAGTTTATTATATTACCTAAGTTGTTGTTTGTCAAGAGTTTTTCTACTGAGTATTTAGGTTTAAACCCTAGTGTGCGAATTTTTTCCATGTTCGCACAAGTCCATTGCCGTTCATTTGGCGTGTGTATTTTTACAGGTAAGTTTGGTGCAAAGTCAGATATCTTAAAAGGAAGACCTGTTCCGATATCTATTTCACCTGTATATTTTGATTTCATACAAAGTTCTATTGCATCGCACAAATCATTAATATGTATGAAATCTCTGTAATGCGTTGTTACATATTCAAGCTCACCGTCGATAAGTTTTTGCATGAACATACCTTTTCTCGGTGTATCTGAATATACTGTGTGAAAACGCATACATAACGTATTTGAATAGCAAGCGGCTGCTTCTTCTACAATATATTTGCTTGCAGCATAAGGATTAAGATGAGGTTCGTATGCTGAACTAGAACTTGCAATAAGCATACGTGTATTTGGATAACGTTCAAGCAAACGTTTTGTAACTTCAACATTATTCTGCCAATAGCCTGCAGGATCTTTCATACTTTCACGTACACCGCTTTTACCTGCAAGATGTATAATAAGATCAAACTCTTCTTTTAATTCGCAACTTGCAAGATCTTGACTGTTATGTAAATTATCTCGATCCCATCCGTCTTTTAAATCAAAGCCTACTACGCTATGATTTTGCGTAAGACGTTTTAACAGATGACTACCTATAAATCCTCTGTGTCCTGTTAGCATTATATGCATTTTAGTTTCTCCCAAGTGTCTTGCCAATCTTTTACAGCAAACACTCTTCCATTCTTGATCGCCTGAGCCAAAGGATAATCATTACCGCCTTCGTCCATTCTATCTCCAAAGAAATAAATGAAATCATCTTTACCAAAATCATTTATAATCTGGCTTTTGTCTGCACCTTTTGGAGCAATATCAATTCCTGTTTCGCCGCCCGGACGAGCTTCAAGCTCTGGAAACTTTAAATTAAAGTTGTATGCAATGTAATCACGTTCGTTATGTTCTTGATCCCATCTTACATACTTTACACGTTCTTTTATACTAGCATTGCGTCCTACAATACTAAAGTTTATCATTCCTGGGCGATGTTCAAAGTGTAGTCCTGTACGCAAAGGAAATGCACTAGCAGTTAATTGTTCACTTAGCCATTCGTGAGCATCTTCTGGAAGTATCCATTTGTTTTGTCTTAAATTAATGTCCTTTTCCCACACATCATTGCCACTACAATTATAAACTCTTTTGCAAAGATTGTATGTTTCGCCAATTTGTTCTATTGTTTTAGGTTTATCACTACCTGTGACTAGGTAAACATCATTAACTAAACAAAATGTATTAAACCAAGCCCTAAAGTCGAAGTCCATTCTTCCTCTACTAGGAGTAAGTGTGCCGTCAACATCGAATATAAATTTATTCCTTTTCATCGCAAACTCTTTTCCTTAAATCACTTGAACTAAATCTATGATCTCTTTTATTAAAATACAATTCTATGCCACGTTTATTACAAATTGCTCTGCCTGTAAACGTTTTATCTCTGTATTCTTCTCCTAATATACGAACATCTATATTATACATAGAAAGGATATCTTCTAAATCCTGCTCTGTACCGTAAGGAACAATTTCATCTACGTATTTTACACCTTTAAGCTGGGTGTATCTTTCTACAATTGTTTGTATCGGAGCATTTTTCTCTGCTCTATCTATAGTTGGGTCAACTTGTAGCCCACAAATTAAATAGTCGCACTGGTCTTTAGCTTCACGTAACATTTGTACGTGGCCTGCGTGTAGTAAATCAAATGTTGAACAAGTAAATCCTACTTTCATATAAGATATCTCCTAGTTTTATAATACTATATTTAGGCGGTATTGTCAACCGATAAATACTTTTATGTTAGATGCATACACTGATGCCTTCTTTGGTATAGTACGAGAGGCTCAGGAAACATCGGGATACGATTTGCCGGTGCATCTTGAGCATTATGTTGTTATGGTACTTGCGGTACACATAGATAAACCTAACTGGCATCCCGAAAATTCTTTTGCAGAAGCATATTTAAAAATCGGCAACAGATCAAATGCAAAAGAACTCGGCGATACTTGTCTTTTTGTTTCTGGTGTGTTTCCGTCCTTTGGATCTAAAAAAGGACTTCCTAGATCATATTTCCAAAACATAGGTAAAACCTCTTACAGCCAAATTACAGGTGAGCTCTTTACGGACCTTTCGAATCATTTTGATTTCCTTAGTGACTTTATTGATATTAGTTTACATACAAAAAAGATAGCAACTCTTAGGTTATAAATTAGATTCCGATATGTGTCCAACTAGTACCTAGTACTTCTAAAAAGTACTCTTTTAAGTCTGACCAATGCTTTATCCTTTTCTTTTTGCGGTTTCTTAAGTCGTTTATAACTGTCTGTTGTAAATTTATAAAATGTTCTTTTGTTTCTTCTTTTAATTTTAAACCTAACACAGGGTAGATATTTTTTTCTACATAATCTAAATGTGCTACTATATCTGGATGATTATCAACATGTGAGATTGTACCTTCGAATGATTGATCTTCTTGAGGCTTCCAAGGAAAACTATCTGTTGGTACAAAAGGTTTATAAAAATCCATAACATTTCCTGAATATGTTAGTGTGTCACTTTCTATAATGTTTGCTTGGTAATTAATTTTAAAACTTTTATTTGCAAGGTATAACATTCCTACATTTTTTATAATATCGTTATTCGGATGCCAAAACTTGTTACGCCATTTTTTATGATAAAAAACATTATCATTAAAAATATTACCGTTCATCGTCCAACCTTTAGTAAGATATCTGTCTTCTCTATGCCATGTACTCCAGGTCGTAATTATTAAGTCGTCTTCTTGGAAATTATTTTTAATATCACATTCAACCATTCTATGACCAATGCCAACATTACCTAATCCGCATATTCCCCAATTCTCGTAAGGTATATCTAGATCTTTACCTATTATGTCAACCCAAGTAGGCCAGAAGTAACTGGTATAACTACAACCAAAACCAAAGAGTCTTTTGTATTTCACATTATTCACCAAAGTCAAATAAACTATTAAATGTGTTATGTTGCTTTGTGTCGTCAAGATTATAGTTTAGCACACCAATCAAGTTATCTAGTTTGTTGTCAATAATAGTTTCTGCCATTGCTGCATCGTCAAACGGAAGTTCTTTGAACCATTCTGGCAAACGAAGCTCGTCTGTTGGATATGCAACACTTGTATAACCTAGCGGATTCTGTTTGAGCTTGCATACGATAACTTTCATACCGTCAACAATCTCTTGCGAGTATTTGTCACCGTTCATACGCTTGAGTGTGTTCCAGTTTATACTTGCTCTAACATGTCCTGGCATGTTTGCTTTGCCTTGTTTTTGTTCAAGGCGCTGATAGTGCCCAATCTTGTTTGCACGTTTGGGCGAACCCTTCTCCCAACCCGGACGTTGTTCAAACTCTTTGCGGAACTCAGTAATACGTTCAAGGATTTCTTTTTCACTTTTTTCTTGCAATACCATCATAAGTACTTCGCTCAAAAACTCTTGCATAAACACAGGAG